TACAGCCTACTTATCAACAAGAGTACCAAAGATTAGATGATCTTTCTGAGACAGAGCATTTATTAAATGAATTAGATGCAATTTCAGATGATGTAAGAACACCAATACAAATATCTCCAAAAAAAAAAATAGCTTATCATAGTAGATATCAATTTCTAATTTCTACATATTTTGATAAGATAAAAACTCCTGAAGAATATCATAATTTTATAATAGAATTACAAAAAATAAGACTTGATTTACTGCCAAATTATATTTCATCAGATCCTGAGATAAATATTCACACTTTTATAAAAATTAATAAAAAACAAATTTTAGGTTGTATTTATAATTTATTATTAATCTATTTATATCAATATGGTCAAAATATATATAATAATAGAGAAGTTACTAATTCAAGAATTGAAAAGATGGTTCATTCTATTAAAGATAAACTACCATTAACTGAAAAAGAATATACTAATTTTGTAACTTTTGTTAAGGCAGAAAGTAAAACAAAACTATTTAACTTAATACTAACTCCTTATATATATGTAGGGGCATCCAAGGAAGAGTTTGTTCTTTTATTGCACTATGGAAAACAATATAATTTCGTACTTTCAAAAAATTCAGAAGTAAAAAAGATAGAACGTATTAGTGCTATAGAATTTATAAATGATAATCATAAGTTCCAGATAGAATTTAATTTTGTTACAAAACAAATGCATGTTACTTACAAGCAAAATGAACCAATACGTCTTTCTAGTCTTGTTCATTTTAAAAATGCTGTAAAACAATTATATCCATTTAATCTTAAAAGTAAAAATATAATTTCTAAAAAAACATCAGATATTAAAGTAATCATAAATAAGAAAGAATATTCTAAAGAACTATTTGAGGAGATGGTAGAAACTGATCTTAATACATTTTTACTTAATCTAAAATTTGAAGAAGAAAACTTTGAAGAAAAAATTCTTAAAGAAACAATTTAATTATGGATATAATAACGATTAATTTAAGTTTATTAAAAAAGCTTAAGTTAAATATAAATGAGTATTTAACATTATATACAATTTATTTAAGGGATAAACAACATATTAATATACCCTTTGAATTAATTAGACGAGATGAAATACAACTAGCTATAGTAGGTTTATTAAAAATTAAAGAAAACCATACATATAAATTATCAGAAAAAGGATTAGAAGTCTTTGAAGGAAGTAATCTCTTTGATGAATTTTACAAAACCTTTCCAAGAACAGTTCCTACAGAGGGACAAGGACAACGTGTGGTTTCTACTAATGATACATTTGGTATATCTGCTGCTTTTACCCATAAAATATGGGATAGGCAAACTAAAGGAGATAGAAACATGCAGCAGCATATTATAAAATGTTTAAGGCTTGAACTGTCTGATCGTACTAATCATGGAACTATTAGGTTTCTCCATAATATTAATACCTGGCTTAGGCAGGGTGATTGGGAAAAATATGAGTATTTAATTAATGAGAAAAATCCTAATAATATAACAAAACTTTAAATTATGAAACTAAAACTAGTATCTTTTGAATTAGCTAAGAAACTAAAAATACTTGGATTTACAGGATTTTACAATACTACAGATTATATTAAAGTATACAATAATGGATATAGTTTTAAGGATGTAGGTCAATTAACAGAAGTAAAAGGAGAGGATGAGGTAGGAGTAAATTACTATTGTTTAGCACCAACCCTTGAATTAGCTAGGATGTGGTTTAGGAAAGAATATAAGCTTAATATTGAAATAAAGGTAAATATGGTTGGCTGTGAGGTGTCACATAATATTCTTGAATCCTTTTTCATTACAATTAAACAAGTACATAAATCTTATAACGTACCTAAAATAACTTTTTATTATAAAACATATGAAGAGGCCCTTGAAAAAGCCCTATTAGAAGCATGTAAATTAATTAAAAAATAAATTAATTAAAATTATGAAAAAATTATATGAATTAGCTAATAATTTAAATTTTATTCCTAAAAATTTGTCAATAGGTTGGAAAGAAGATCCTTACTTATGGATGTGTGAATTACAGAAGTGGTTTCGAGAGAAACATAATCTTGAAATCGAATGTTATACAACTTTTACTAATATATATAGATATAATGTTTCTTGGATTAATTTTTCATATAAAAAAGAAAATCTTAATAATTATTTTCGAGTACAAGATACATCTGAAAGTAGTTTAAGAGAAAATTTAGACAGTTCTACTTATGAGGAAGCATTAGAAAAAGCTTTACTAAAAGCTTGTAAATTAATTAAAAATAATTGAAAAAGAATTAGGATAATTGAAAAAAATTTAGTATCTTTGTGATAGTGAATTGTGTAGTTGGAAATAGATATTAAAAATGCCTTTATTTAGTAATGTTAATAAAACAATCAAAGATAATAAGGAAAGAAGATTAGCAGGAGATGTAATAGCAATCCCATGGAGCTTACCAAGATTAGCAGCAGTTTTACCTGGCATAGAACAAGGTAGATATAACCTAATTTCTGGTAGTCCTAAGAGTGGAAAATCCTCTCTAACTGACTTCCTTTATGTTTATCAACCTGTACAATGGATGATAAACAATCCATCAACAGATATTAGTCTAAAAATATTTTACTTCTCCTTAGAAGTATCTAAGGAAACTAAAATTAAATCTGCTATCTGTTATAAACTATTTGTAGATCATAATATATTAATTAGTCCTCAAAAGTTAAGTTCGGTTTTTGGTAACTATATTTTAAAAGATAGTATAGAAAAAATTATTGACTCATTATCTTTTAGAGAATGGTTTCATAAATTTGAAAGTATGGTTACCTTTTATGATAGTATTAGAAATCCATTTGGGATTTTTAATATAATGAAATCATATGCAGAACACCCTTCTCATGGGAAATATACATATAAAACTATTTCATGGCAAAATGAAGATAAATCATATACAAATAGAAAAGTAAGAGATCAGTATATTCCTACTAATCCTAACGAATATATAATAGTAATTGTAGATCATGTTAGTTTATTACAGCCAACAAAAGGGGATACATTACATCAAGCTATAAGTAAATTTAGTTCTGATTATTGCTTACAAATGCGTGATAAATGGAGATATATTCCTGTATTAGTTCAACAGCAAGCTGCTGATTCATCAAGAGCACAGTTTACCTTTAGAGGTGATACTGTTATTGATAAGATTAAGCCTGACGCTGAAGGACTAGCAGATATGAAATACAGTGCAAGAGATGCTGATTTAATGATTAGTTTGTTTTATCCTTATAGATATAAGATTAAAGAATATGAAAGCATAGATTTAGAAAAAATAGGCAATAGTCATAGAGAATTTATGATTAACTTAAACAGAAATGGAATTTCAAATGCAAGTATACAATTATTATTCTTAGGCAGCAGTTCCTATTTTGCCGAACTACCTAAAGAAATGAAAGATTCCGATTATCAAAAAATAGATAAATTAATTAAAAGTATAATTTAACTAACAAATATTATTATGAAATCAGTAAAAGTTTATTATAAAGATGGGATTAAGAAAAATCGTGATGATTTACTTATGTCTCATTTTGAAACAGTGAGTAGTATTTCTTCTGTTTATAACAACCAATTTTTACAAATTAGACAAGGAGATGGAGAAACTTTAATTTCTCTTAGTGAAATTTTATCAGTGGAAATTATAGAAGAAATTTAATTAAGTAAAATTTAATATAAAAATCAATGGCAGAGAAAATTTGTGTAGTTGGAGAAAGTGGATCGGGGAAAAGTACCGGAATTCATGAGAATAAAGATTTAGGTATTAAAGGTTTAAATCCTAAGGAGACGATTATTATTAATGTAGCAGGAAAAGGTCTTCCTTTTAAAAATTGGAAGAAATTTTATACACCTTTTCAAGGAAAGACAGGAAATTATTTAATTTCTTCTAATTCAGTAACAATATGTAAAGCCTTAAAGTTAATTAATGAACAACGAAAAGAAATACGGAATATTGTGTTAGATGACATGCAGTATCTTCTATCCTTTGAGTTTATTGACAAGGCATTAAGAAAGGATTGGGATAAATGGAGTGAAATGGCAAAGCATATAATGGATGTCATATTTGCTGCTGATAATTTAAGAGAAAATATAGATATATTTTTCCTTACACATTCAGAAGATATACAATTAGGTTTTGAAACAGTTAAAAGAATAAAAACCGTAGGAAAATTATTATCTGAGAAAATTACTTTAGAAGGTTTATTTACAGTAGTATTATATTCTGGTACAAGATGGGATAATAAAGAAAAATCTACAGATTATTTCTTTGTAACTAATAGAAGTGAAGAATATCCAGGTAAAAGTCCTTATGGTATGTTTAAGGCATTAGAAATAAAGAATGATTTAGGCTTTGTAAAAGAAGCTATTAACAAATTTTACAGTGAGTAAGATAATGTGTTGAATATTTTAATATTAAAATAATGAGTGTAAATTTAAATGATACTAAGAAGTATAATGCTAATGAAATAAGCACCTTTAATGATGGTGAGGCAGGTGTAGTAACAGGTGTAGCTATCACTGTTGAGAAGAAAGGTGCTAATGATAAAGAGAACGCACCTGATTATAAAG